CTGCAATACGGAAATGACAAAACACGGAGGTTGTGGTCATGTTAACCATAACAACGATATTGATTGGAAGAAGTTTCAAGACTATGATGGTTCCAGTCATATTGCTTACCGTAATGCTCATGGTATTCAGCCTATAGAAACCTCCATCGTAGAGTCTCCAGCCTGGGTAACTGCCCTAAGTAATAGTGTTCAGGAAATGGATGCATCGAAGGAAATGGCAGGTGTTCGCCCTCAATCAAATAACCGTTACTAAGGATTAAAAATGAAGATCGAAGCAATGCAACGGATCATGGCTAGCCAGAAACTCCATGCCGACGAAGCAGGTGACAAGGAATACGAACAGCACCTGAACCAACGTATCAAAAATCTGAATGAAGATATTTCGGATATGTCGAGTGAAGGTGAGGACGCCTCCAAGGAACGTGAACAGCTCAAAAATGCCAAGGAAGAGCTTACCACTCTCCAGAAGAAAATGCGCGGCGAACCGGTGCCTAAGAAGACTAAGTAATCCACAGAGCGTAATTTTATTTTGTGGATTAGTTGATCCGATTTATTCGTTCACATAAAGGAGTTTCACATGCTATTCAAGACGAAGAAGAAGTTAGCCAAGGCTAGCACTTCGACCCACGGTGACAATGGCGGCAAGGTCACCATTCCAAAAGCTGAACAGGATCTGGTTAATAACGATCTTGCTGACGACCTGATTGATCCGGAAGATTTTGAAGGTGGTGATACCCACACTCGAATCACTGCTTCCACAGATGAACAGAATATCAGCACCATCGATAACGACGAAGATCCAGCAGCCGGTTATCTGCCGACTCAGAATGCCTCGACCGACGAGCAGAATATCGGCACCATCGATAACGACGAAGATCCTGCCGCTGGTTATCTTCCTACTCAAACCTCGGCAGCCGAGGAAGATGAGGATGTCGATGAGGAAGAAGAAGCCGAGGACGAAGAAGGCGAAGAAGTTGATGCTACGGAAGAAGATACCGTAGAAAATCAGATTCAAAATGAACCGGGTTTGCATGCGCCTGATGAACCTATGGAAGCTGACTTCGAAGAGGAAGACTTCATGGATGAAGACGGTGCTGGCGAATTCCTGGAAGATGAACACGAGGAAGACGGTATTGATCCAGAAGATGCGCATGAAGAAGATGAGGAAGAAATTATTACTTCCTCGGATGACATGCCACTGGTAGATATCGACGGTACTGATGATAAGGGGGATGATGTCGCCTTTGCCACTATCAACGCTTCGGTGCACGTCATCCATAAGAACCGTATCGTTGCTTCGATGAATCGTAGGATTGCAACAGCCGCAGATCGTTCGGATGTTTATCTGACCGAGCAATTCGCCGAAGTAGTTGCTTCCGAAATCCAAGCAAACGGTTTGCGTAAAGGTTTGCGCTCTATGGGTTTCGAACTGGCTAAGGTTAACGTTACTGCGCCTAAGGTTGTTGAGGCACGCGTTGCTAAGTCCGTTAAGGTTCAGGCGTCTGCTATGCGCAAGGTAGCCCAGCAAAAGGATGAGGTAATGACTCAATCTTTGGCTATCGCTTCCGTTGGTGTTGCGCGTGGTTACTTCAAGGACATCGAGAATCCTTTGAAGGACAATCTGCACCGTGAGATGCAACACGCAGGTGTTCGTGGCGCTTCCCGTATCATCTCTCGCGCCTTTGCTCAGGACGCCTTTGCTTTCAACAAATCTGTTTTTGATCTGGCTGCCAAGTTGGCTGTTATGCCTGAGGAAGTCCGTGCAGGTTACGTTGAAGCTCTCGACATGACCAGTGAAGACATTACCGATAATCCATTTGGTACCTCAGATGGTGACCTAAGTGATACAGCGCAGCATGATATTGCCAGCGATGAATTTGGTGCAGACGAATCGATGGATGACGAATTCATTGAGGATGATGTAGAACAGGCTAGTCAGGTTACAGCGTTTAGCCGTCCTGCAATCCGCGTTAGTGCCTCGCAAAAATCCCGTTTGCTGGATCATCGCGCCACAGGTTATTCGGTAGCTGCTTCCGAAATCCTCTCTGGCAAGAAGCCCTTTTCATTCGGTATGTAATTACCTTAGTTTCACAACCTGTATTTTTATTGTGAAGTACAAACATTTACTTGGAGGTTTCAAATGTCTTTTACCCTGACCCTGTCGAAAATCACTGATTCCGCAGACATGATCCAGGCACCAGGTGCGGTCATTCGCGCTGAAGGTCTGGCCTTGGTTCGTCAAGCTAATGCACAGTCGGCAGGCGTTCTGCCTTCGACTGGTCAAGCTGGCGAAATCTTTGCTGGCTTTGCAATGGCCGGTACATCGGCTGCTCCGTTCCTGGAAGCAATGACCAACAAAGTGGAAACATTCGTTGTTCCTACTACCGGCGTTATCACCCTTTCGCGCCCACCTGTAACCGGTCAAACATTCGTGTTCGATAATACCTTGGGCGAGGCTGTTACTTCCCCAGCGGTGTCGGGTTCGCAAGTTTCTGGCTTGACTGCGGGTGATGAAGTTACCGTTACCTACAAGTACGCGCTGACAGTTCTGGAAGCCCGCGCTATCTTCGGTGATGTGGAACCTGGTGGTTACAGCGGTGACTATATCAGCCAAATCGGTGTCGCCAAACGTGGTCTGTTGTACACAGGCGAGTTTGATGCCTCGGTTAACTGGGAAGCAGCTACTGCAATCAAGCTGGCACCCGGTGGCCAACTTACGGATCAAACTGGTAGCGGCGTTACTATCCCTGCTACTGTCGTTGCAGTTCCTGGTGTGGAATATCCGTACCTGGGTATTGAGTTTTCGGCTGTTTAAGCCATTACGTATTCGATAACGAACACGTCCTAACATTCTGAATGGAGAATTAAAACATGGTAACCCGTGCAAAACTCATCGCTTCCACGAAGCAACCAGTTGTCGCATCCGATTTTCGTTTCAAAGATAGCGCGGAACGTGCGATTGGCGCCAATGGCGAATTGAACGCCAGCGGTAAACGTGACCTGCTGAACCAGCAACTGCGTTTCCTAGCTGCCTCCTCGAACGGTGAAGTTATTACCGCTTCGGCAGCCCAACAACGTGAAGCTGACATGAAGGCAAACGGTGAACTTATCCGCGCCGCCTTCAATGATCCAACTACTCACCGCGTCCTGGGTGAGCGTATGGCTGAATCGCTGTACATGACTGCCAATCGTCAAGGTTTCATGCGTAAGTATCTTACACGCATTGACGTGCAACAAGGTTCGATTCCACGTTTCCCAGTTCGCGGCAAGAACGTTACCGCTGTCTGGGCAACTGGTCCTACCAAGGTTGGTACCCAAATCACCCGTGACAAATGGTACACACCTGCAGAACTCTCAGTGGTTACCCGTCCGTTCGTTACCCAAAACGAATTGAATCGTTCCGCTGGCGATGTCCTGCAGGAAAAGTATGTTGAAGCAACCGAAGCCATCATGGTCACCGAAGACCGTTTGCTGTACAACCAATGGAATCGTGTCGTTGGTCTGGACAACAATCTGTCGATTATCTCGGGTCAGTTGACTCCGTATACCTTGGCACAAGTTCGTACCAACGTTACCCAATGGGGCCTGAAAGCTCCACACGTTCTGATTGCTTCGGATCTGTACACCGACGTGATTGGTAACAGTGAGTTCTACCAAGCCATCGATCCAGTTGCTCGCCATGAACTGCTGTTGACTGGTGAATTGGGCGTTATGTACGGTATGACCGTTACCTCGGACGCCTATCGCCATCCTGAGCATAAGGTTCTGAGCAAAGGCGAATTCTTCGTTATCTCTGATGCACTGAACCATGGTGCTTACTCTGATCGTGGTGGTTTGATGTCCACTACTACCGATATCAGCGTCGAAGGTCTGCCAGGTAAGGGCTGGGTCCTGCATGAACAGTTGTCGGTTTCGGTTGCCAACAGCCGTTCCATCGCCAAGGGTATTCGGCTGTAAAGTGGATGGGGGTCATCTTAACAGGTGACCACCTTCACTACACCTATACTCATCCAATACCTGAAAGGAAACAAAATGTTGAAAAAGCATATTGGTGCTTTCGATCACCTTACCATGGCAATGGTTCTGGCGCGTCGAGGCGATACAAAAGGTGCATCTAAGCAATTCGCACTGGCTGCAACCCACCCTACCGCAACTCGTGCAATCGCAACGATGGAAATGAACAATCGTGCGGCTTTCAAGGCAGAGGCTGCTGCTCGCCAGAAGACCAAGACTCAGGCTGCTCCAACTAAGCCTAAGACGGGTGTCTTTGCCGATGAATTCGTTATTGACGGCGTGGATGAAATGCCTGAAGAGGATGAATTGCACGAAGAAGCCACTATGGCTGCTGAGGATTCTGACGAGCCTGATGAGGACGAAGATGAGGACGAAGATGAGGACGAAGATGAGGATGCAGAAGATGAGGATGAAGGCGACGAAACTTTCGAAGCTACTTTGGCATCCTTCCTGAAAGCTGAACAGGCAAAAGTCATCGCTAAACCAGTGTCGAAAACGGCTGCCAAGAAGGTCGTGAAGAAAGCCAAGAAGAAGTAACCAAGAGCATACGTGCTCATCAAGTGTTAATTAGAGGCCCGGTAAGCATTTCATATTGCTGGCCGGGCCTCTTCTCATTTGGGCATAGAAAAGGTGTGATCATGGCTGAAACAACGCAAAAGGTAATTATGCCTGTTGAGGATTTTATCTTCGCAGGTTTGCAGCAAAGATTTACCCAGGTGTTCGGATGTCCTGCTTTACTGTCCACTGCCACAGATAAAGTGCAGGTACTAAAGAAATATTTTGAAGGCAGAGATGTTACGTATCCGTACGCCTACATAATGCCTGAAACATTCTCGTCTAACCTAGAGTCATACAATCAGAAAGCCTTAAGCCGGCATGGATTGATAGCTTGGGTTGAAGACGGAGTAACGCACAAAGTTAAACTTTTGCCAGCGGTTTTTGAAGTAAACGTGGAGTTCGTAACTGATAAGTATTCGGCAGGATCTTCTCAAGGTTCAGTTCTTGCTTTTGTTCGTCGCTGGTTATTCGCGCGTACCGCAGGTTACCTGAGATTTACTATCGAGTACGGACGTTTGCGTTTGAATATAGGTGGTATGGTTCTATCAGACGCTATACCTACTCCTCAACGAGAGAATGTACTGGAGAATATATCTACATACACGGTTACCTCATCCATATCGTTACGTGGCTATATATCCGAACCAATGATGATTCAATCCAGCGTGGTACAGGATATACAAATTGCAGGTCAACAGATGCAGGCAGATGGTAGCCTAAGCGGTTCCCAGTTCTTCTCGTTTGATGATTACCGTGTAGTTTGAAAATTACCAAAAAGCAATCAGTGAATTTTATATAGATTCATTATTAAGGAGAAGTTATGACTCAAGCACGTCTTTATGAGCTGGTAATTAATCGCACGCAGGAACACCTTCACGTGGATGTGGTTAACGGTGCTACCAACACATCGGTTAATATCATGCCTAGGAAACGGGTGGATTTACCCTTAGGTTATACGGTGAGTCCTAATTGGATTGCACTCAATCCCAAAGCCGTAATCGTACACCCTGCAACACCAGCTGTAGTAACACCAGTATCTACCTCGAGTACGACTTCCTCTAAGGAAGCGACCGTCACCACAACCACAGCCTCGACTGTCGCAGAATAAGGAGTAATAAATGTCTATTCTTCAGTCGCAAGCATCCGACGTCTACGTGCAAGAATTCAACCTGTCCCAGGTGATTACGTCTGCGTCCTCTTCCGTAGCTTGCATGTTGGTTGTCAGTTCACAAGGTACCTCCGATAAGCCCTTGCAGTTCACGAATGGTAATGATTTTCTTACCGAGTTCGGTAATCCTAATGCGTCTATTTCATTCGACGTATATTGCGCACTGGATTTCTTTAGTGAAGGCAATCAAATGTGGGCGCAGCGTGTAGTAGGCACAGGTGCTCTGTATTCAGCCATTCTCATGTATAGCACAGGAACTGGTGCTAACGAGGTAACAGGTTTGTTACCTATCAGCGCAGGTATTACAGATCCTACAGATGTGGATTGGGCAGGTTTACTGCCTTCAGGTGCAAATGATTCAATTGCTTTGTTCTACCCTAGTAAGGGACAGGGTTCCTACGGTAACAATGTAGCGTTGTCAATCACCTCTTCCAACATCGATACTCCTGCCGGATTGGCAGTTGTCAGCGCGAGTACAGGTGGTACCTTAGTACCAGGTACCTTCGAATATCAGATATCTGCAATCAGTAACCAAACAGGAAATCTGGTTGAGACCCTGGCATCTAGTGCTGTACAGATTACCATTGCAGGTTCAGGTGTTACCTACTCCAACACCTTAACTTGGGATGCAGTTAGCGCTGCCACTGGTTATAACATCTACGGTCGTGTTTCGGGTGGAACGTTCGGTTTAATTACTACCATCGGTCAAGGCACATACACCTTCACTGATACAGGTGGGGTTACTCCGAATATCGCTCAGCAACCGATAACAAGTACAGCTGATCTGGCTGCTGCGAATCCAACCTTTACCGTCAATGTATTTGACCTTACTGTATCTGCAACAAATCCAAGAGAAAGCTTTAGCTGCACACTGGAACTGGGTACAGACGATAATGGCCAGGCTACGGATCTGGAAAATCGTATTAATCCATTCTCGCAGTACATTCAGGTTACTTCGAATGTGCCTAGCTTGCTGGATATTCCTGCGATTACCTCGGCAGCCCAATCCACTATGGCAGGTGGGGATTCAGGTACAGCTCCTACCAATTACCAAATTGCGGCTGCTTACGCGGTTTTCTCCAATAAGCAACTGTATCCGATCAACACTATCATCAACGCAGGTCGGGCCGATCCAAATGTGCAAACCACTATGGATGCCTTGGCTCAATCGCGGGGTGATTGCATCTGTGTATTGGATACACCTTCAGTTTCGCAGCAATGGCAGGCTGCGGTGAACTACCGTAATCTGACATTGAACCTGAACTCTACCTACTCGGCACTGTTCAATCCTGACGTCTATGAGAATGACAATATCAACGGTAAGCAGTTGTATATTCCATTCTCAGGTTGGGCTGCTGCCTTGTGTGCCCGTACTGACCGTGTAGCTAACCCTTCGTTCTCTATTGCAGGTTTGAACCGCGGTTTGGTAAATGTGGTTAAATCGAGATATACATTCGATGGTGGCGAAGCAAATGCATTGTTTGCGGCACAGGTTAACTACACGCGTACCTTCATTGGTCAAGGCATTGCACTGTGGGAACAACAGACTCTAGCTGCTCAACAGTCTGCGTTGTCCTGGTTGTCGGTGCGGCGTATCGTCAACGTAATGAAGACATCGATTTCCAAGTTCTTGATGTATTCATTACAGGAACCAAATGATGACTTCACAGGTCGCCAGATTGTAGGTTCCTGCACCGACTACCTGCAAGCGATTCAAAATGCGCGAGGGATTACATCGTTCAAGGTTGTTAGTGATTCGAGCAACAATCCTTCGGCGTATATCAATTCTGCAATCCGAGTAGTCACTGTTGTCATCGTTCCTACTTTACCGATTCATGAAATACAGCTTCAAATGGTGATTAGTAAGCAGGGGGTGAGCTTTAGTGAAACATTAGCCAGTGTAGCAGGATCTACCAGCTAGTAAATAAAGTAGTACCCACCATAGGTATTTGAAAGAGCCGGCCAGCTTTGGGTAGGTTTAGCTACCCTAGAATACCTATGGTGCCTTTTACTCCACTAAACAGGAGACGAATATGCGAGTTTTAAATCACCCTAAATTAAGTAAGTATTCCTCAGAAGACAGATTATTAAAAGTTGCGAAAGTCACCGGGAAATTCAACCTGTCGGAGTTTACTTCTGACGATAGAAAGCAGGTTAAAACCCTGCATAAAAATCTTACTAACCCTAAAGGTAGATTCTGGGCATCTCAATTACTAGGTGAATTGTATACCAACCATAGGAAATTATGGAAAAAGGTTTCGTATCTTACATCAGGAAATGCTAAAGACGTAGATAACAAATTAACACTACTTTCTTTACTGAACAAGAAAATATGTCCGTGCTGCAAAGAGCAGTTTACGCACAAGACCGTATGC